ATGCTGCGCACACGGCCGCGAGTTCGATACACCGCGAGTTGCGTCATGAAGCCAGGCACCAAGCCTAAGCCCACTGAGCTCAAGGAGCTCGCCGGCAACCCCGGCAAGCGGCCGCTGCCGCAGGGCAAGCGCCAGGCGCGGGGCGAGATGCCTCGGATGCCGGGCGGCCGGCTCTCGGCGCTCACGCAGTTCACCTGGGTCCGATTGCGCGCCGCGCTGGAACCGCTCGGACTGCTTACCGACGCAGATCCGGAGGTCTTCGAGCTCATGGTCCGGCACTTCGCCCGGGCGATCGAGGCCGATGAGCTGGTGTATTCAGAGCAGCTTGTGCTCGATGGCGAGAAGTCGAGCTATCGCCATCCGGCGGACGTGGCCTTCGTGCAGCACTCGCGCATGTTCCTGCGCTATGCCACGGAGTTCGGGCTCTCGCCTTCCAGCCGCGCCGCGCTGGATGTGATGCTGCCCGGTGAAGAAGACAAGTCTTGGGCCGAGCTGCTCTTCGAGGGCACCCAGGCTGCAGCCGAGGGCAAGCAGCGCACGACCTCGCTATCCCGCTCGATCGGGGCCCGCGCCGCCAGGGCGCTCGCCGGCGCCGGGCTGGGCACGCTGGAGCTGGCCAGGATGGCTGTCAACGAAGGCATGGACCTGTCCAGCATCCCGGGCGTGGGCCCGGCGACTGTGCGCAAGCTCGAGGATCTGCAGTGAGCCGGCATGGCCCGCAAGCAGCCCGAGTTCCACTTCGATGCACAGGCCGCCGACATGGCGGTGGCGTTCTTCGAGCGGCTGCTGGTCCATATCGAGGGCGAGTGGGCGGGCGAGTCGTTCAGCCTGCTGCCCTGGCAGCGGGACGACGTCATCCGGCCGCTCTTCGGCTGGAAGCGCCGCGACGGCACCCGCAAGTTTCGCTATGCCTACATCGAGATTCCCAGGAAAAACGGCAAGTCGACGCTGGCGGCCGGAATCGCGCTTTATCTGCTCTTTGCCGACGAGGAGCCTGGGGCGAAGGTGTTCAGCGCCGCGGCCGAACGGGAGCAGGCGGCGATCGTGTTCGAGACCGCCAAAGCCATGGTCGAGGAATCGCCCAAGCTGCTGGCGATGTGCGATGTGTTCAAACGCTCGATCGTGGTGCCGGCGACCAGGTCGGTCTACCGGGTGCTCTCGGCGGAAGCCTACAACAAGCACGGCCTGAATGCCTCGGGCGTGGTCTTCGACGAGCTCCACGCCCAGCCGGACCGCGAGCTCTGGGATGTGCTGACGACTTCGACGGGAGCGCGCCGGCAGCCGCTGGTGGTGGCGATCACCACCGCGGGCTACGACCGCGAGTCGATCTGTTGGGAGCAGCATGAGTACGCCCAAAAGGTTCTGGATGGCGTCATCGAAGACCCGAGCTTTTTCGCCTACATCCGGGCTGCAGGCGATGACGAGGACTGGCTGGACGAGGAGGTCTGGAAGCGGTGCAACCCTTCGCTCGGCATAACGATCAAGCTGGACTATCTCCGGGCGGAGGCCAACCGGGCAAGGCAGGTGCCAGCCTATCAGAACACCTTCCGCCGGCTCCATCTGAGCGAGTGGACCTCCCAGCAGACACGCTGGCTGCCGATGGAGGCCTGGGAGCAGTGCGCGCATCCGGTGGATCCGGAGGCGATGGGCGCCCGCCAGGCTTATGGCGGGCTGGACCTGGCCTCGGCCATCGATGTGGCGGCCTTCAGCCTGGCCTTCGAACCGCCGCCAGACCTGAAGGAGGGCGAGGACCCGGGGCCGATCCCGACGCTGCACTGGTTCTGGATCCCCGAGGAGAACCTGATCGAGCGGGCCCGGCGCGACCGCGTGCCCTACGATGCCTGGGTGCGGGACAAGTGGATTACGGCGACGCCGGGAAACGTGATCGATTACGAGTGGATCATCCGGGACATCACGCAGCTGGGGCAGCAGTTCAACATCCAGGAGATCGCCTTCGACCGCTGGGGCGCCTTCCAGATCTCTCAGCGGCTCGAGGGGGCTGGCTTCACGATGGTGGCCTTCGGCCAGGGTTTCGTCTCGATGAGTGCGCCGACCAAGGAGCTGCTGCGGCTGACCGTGGACCACAAGCTGGCGCACGGCGGCAACCCGGTGCTGCGCTGGATGGCCGACAACCTGGTGGTCACGCAGGATGCCGCCGGCAACGTCAAGCCGGACAAGAAGAAGAGCCGGGAGAAGATCGACGGGGTGGTCTCGCTGATCATGGCGCTGGATCGCCTGACCCGGCACGGGGGCACTGCATCCGTGTATGAGACCCGGGGACTCTTGGAAGCGTGAAGACCCTGCCGGATCTGCTTGCGCTGGCTGGGTTTGCGGCACTGATGAGCGGCCTGGTGCTGGTGGCTGGCACCGGCTGGGCGCTGGTCGCCGGCGGAGCGCTGCTGTTGGCGGTCGGGTTGGTGGCCACGTGGAGGCGGCATAGCCCATGACGCTGCTCGGTGAGCTGCTCTGGCCCAAGCGGGAAGCGGTGCCGATGGAGAAGCGTGACGGGGTGTTGTCGCTGACCGATTACAGCCAGTGGACCGAGCTCGGCCTCACCGGTGCGACCGACTCAGGCGTATCGGTGAGCCAGGAGAAGGCCCTGCGCATGTCGGCTGTGTTCGCCTGCGTGCGGATCCTGGCCGAGACGGTGGCCATGCTGCCGTTGATCGTCTACGAGCGGCTGGAGCGCGGGAAGCGGCGGGCGATCAACCACCCGCTCTACACCCTCCTGAAGGACCGCCCTAACGAGGATATGACCTCCTTCGAGTTCAGGGAGACGGTGCAGGGGCACATGGCCCTCTGGGGCAATGCCTATGTGCACGTCGAGTACGACGGAGGCGGCCAGGTTCGGGAGCTCTTCCCTCTGCCGCCCGACAACATGATCCAGATCATCCAGCTCGCCGGCCGTTGGCGCTATCAGTACCTGCTGCCCGGCGAGGAAATGAAGTGGTTTGACGAGGCCGAGATCTGGCACCTGCGCAGCCTGGGCTCGGACGGCCGCATGGGCTATTCACCAATCGCCCTCCACCGCCAGGCGGTGGGTCTGGGGATGGCGGCCGAGATGTTCGGCGCCCGCTTCTTCGGGAACGATGCCCGCCCGGGCGGGGTGCTGGAGCATCCGGGTAGCCTCTCGAAGCAGGCCCAGCAGAACCTGCTGGAGAGTTTTGAATCGCGGCACGGGGGTCTGAGCCGCTCCCACAGGGTCGGGATCCTGGAAGAGGGCATGAAGTACCACGAGATCGGGATGCCGCTCGAGGATGCCCAATTCATCCAGACCCGCAGATTTCAGATCCAGGAGATCGCCCGCATTTACCGGATCCCGCCCCACATGCTGGCGGACCTCGAGCGGGCCACCTTCTCCAACATCGAGCACCAGTCCATCGAGTTCGTGGTGCAGACCATGATGCCCTGGTTCGTGCGCTGGGAGCAGGCCATTGATCAGCGCCTCATGCTGGAGCGGGACCGCCGGCGCTACTTCGCCGCCTTCCTGGTGGATGGCCTGCTGCGGGGCGACACGGTCAGTCGCTACCAGGCCTATGCCGTCGGCCGGCAGAACGGCTGGCTGTCGGCCAACGACATCCGGGAGCTGGAAAACCAGAACCCGATCGAGGGCGGGGACACCTACTTCATGCCGCTCAACCTGGTCCCAGTGCGCTCGGCGGAGCGATCTGCGGTTCGGGATGTGTCCGCGGACACACCGGTTTCGGAGCTCCGGGATGGGCAGGAGCGCGCCGACCGGGCCGTGGAAGGCCGCCGCCGGCTGCGCTCGGCCTACCACAAGCTCTTCCTGGAGACGGCCGGGCGGATCGTGCGCAGCGAGGTTAACAACATCCTGCCCAAGGCCAAATCGGTGCTCATGGATCGGGATGTTGCCGAGCTAAATTTGTGGCTGGACCAGTTCTACGAGGAGCACCGGCAGTTCATCACCCGCCACATGCAGCCGCTATTCCGATCCTACGGGGAGGCGGTGGCGGCCGAGGCGGCCGAGGAGATCGGCGCCGACGAGCTTGGCGATGAAGAGCTGGATGCGCTGGCCCAGGCCTACGTGGATGATTTCGCCGCCCACCACATCGGCATCAGCCTGGCCATGGTCCGCAACCAGCTCCAGGCGGCCGTGCAACAGGGCCTCGATCCGCTGCAGGCCCTGCGGGAGCTCTTCGACGAGTGGGAGGAGAGCCGGCCGACCGACATCGCCGACATCGAGACGGTGCGCTCGGGCAACGCCATGGCGATCGGGCTGTATGCCGCCGCCGGCGTGATCCACCTGCGCTGGCGTGCCTTTGGGGACAACTGTCCCTATTGCACCCGTCTCAATGGTCGGATCGTTGGGATCCAAGAGGCCTTCATCGGCGCCGGCGAGGACTTCCAGCCCGAAGGGGCGGCCGCGCCCCTGACCCCGAAGAACGACGTCCGGCATCCGCCGGCGCACAAGGGCTGCGACTGCATGATCCAGGCCGAACTCGGGAGCCGGACGCAGGAGCGGCAGAACGGGCGCCCGGCGCGGGAGAAGGCGCTCACAGTCTGAGCGCCTGGAGGCAATGATGACACCGATGGCAGTTCATCACACGGGCACGAATGAGAGCGCCTGGGACGGACCGGCTGCGGAAGCCCGCTTGAAGAGCGACGCCGGCGAGGCCTATTACAAATCGGCGTTCGCCTGGCAGGATCCGGACGGTGATGCGGAAACCAAGGCGGCCTACCGCTTCATCCATCATTTTGTGAGCGAGGACGGTACGGTGGGCGAGGCCTCCACGGTCGCCTGCTCGACCGGCATCGGCGTGTTGAACGGCGGCCGTGGCGGCACCACCATCCCGGCCGGCGATCGCCAGGGCGTCTACAACCACCTGGCGGCTCACCTGAAGGACGCCGACATGGAGCCTCCGGACCTGCGGGCCACTCCGCCCCCGGAGCGGGAAGAGCGCAGCTTCGCCCTGCGAGAGTTGCGCGTGGAGGGGCAGGATACCGCCCGCAAGATCGTTGGCTATGCGGCCGTCTTCGACGTGCTGAGCGTCCCGCTCTGGGGCTTCAAGGAGCGGATCCGCCCCGGCGCCTTCAAGAAGACCATCGGCGAGGCCGATGTCCGGGCCCTTTGGAACCACGATTCAAACCTCGTGCTGGGGCGGACCAAGAGTGGCACCCTGGCCCTGGCCGAGGATGAGGTGGGACTGCGGATCGAGATCACCCCGCCGGATGCGCAGTGGGCCCGTGATCACATGGCCACCATCGAGCGGGGCGACGTGGATCAGATGAGCTTCGGGT